ACTTTCACAGTCTTGGCAAGCAACACACAATTTAAGGCTTAAACCATGCCATTACAAGCAACTTCTGGTGCGGCTAGTTACGATGCCTTTGGTGGTGGTGTTCCTGTTGTGCCTAACTATATAGAAGAATGTTTTTCTTGCTTCTTATATACAGGCAATAGCTCATCACAAACCATTACCAACGGCATTGACTTGTCTACTAAAGGTGGGTTAGTTTGGATTAAAGACAGAACAACAGCACAAAGCCACAATCTTTTTGATACAGCAAGAGGCCCTTATCGCCACCTTGAATCAAATGGAACTAATGGTAGCTTATTTGATGGGCAACGATTAAGTTCATTTACTACTTCTGGTTTTTCTGTTGAATCAAGAGGCGTTGTCAATCTAAGTGGTAGTAACTTTGCCTCATGGACATTCCGCAAGCAACCAAAGTTCTTTGATGTTGTGACTTTCACAAAAAGCACATCAACACTATCAGTTCCTCATAATCTTGGCTCTGTTCCCGGCTGTATAATTATTAAAGCAACCAATATTGCTGACGAGTGGTATGTTTACCATCGGGGTGTACCTTCTGCCACAAGAAATTTTTTAAAATTAAATCGTACTTTTGCCGCTGAAGACCCGGGGGGTGTTTGGATTACACCAACATCTACTACTTTTGATTTGACCAGTTTTGCAATTCCAAATGACGGAAATACTTATGTGGCCTACCTATTCGCCCACAACGCAGGAGGCTTTGGCCTAACTGGTACAGATAATGTGATTTCGTGTGGGTCTTATACGACTAACGGAAGTGGTCTAGCTACTGTTGATTTGGGATATGAACCCCAATGGGTAATGATTAAAAAAGTAAGTGCTGGTGATGAAGCGAACTCTGGATTTTGGTGGATGCAAGACAATATGCGAGGCTATCCAGTTAGAGCTGGAAATTCTCAATATTTACAGGCAAACACAAGCGATGCAGAAACATTTGTATCTGGTGGTGGTTTAACATTCCCAACGGCAACGGGTTTTGTTTTTAACCAAAATTATTCTGGGTTTAATAGCGCTACTTTCATCTACATAGCCATTCGTAGAGGCCCGATGAAAGTGCCTACGAGTGGGACTAGTGTGTTTACACCAAAGACATGGACTGGTACAGGCGCAACTGCAAACGTGACAGGGATTGGTTTCCCCTCTGATTTGTGGATTGCCCACGGGCGCAACCTTGCATCCCAACCAATTTTTGAAGACCGTCTGCGGGGCGCAACAAAAGATTTATTTCCAAATCAAGACACCGTCGAAACAACTCAAACCTCGGTTACATCTTTTGCGTCAATGGACGGCGTGACGTTTGGAACGGACAGCGGCGTAAACTTATCAACTTACAACTACATCAACTGGGCAATGCGCCGCGCCCCCAGCTTCTTTGATGAGGTTTGCTATACGGGGACGGGAGTTGCAAGAACTATTGCGCACAACTTGGCGGTAGCTCCTGAGTTGATGATTGTAAAGAGTAGAAGCCTTGCGGCAGGTGGTGTTGTTTATACTTCAAGCGGTGGAACTGGATTTTATTTGCGATTATTTAATAGTAGTGGTGATTCTGGTAACACTTCAACGGCTGGAGCACTTTGGAACAATACTACTCCAACATCATCGGTTTTTAGTGTTGGAACAAGTAATCAAGTAAACGGCAGTGCCGACACATACGTTGCTTATTTATTTGCTACTTGCGCTGGTGTTTCTAAAGTAGGCTCTTACACAGGCACAGGCGCAACACAAACAATAAATTGTGGATTCACAGGCGGTGCAAGATTTGTATTAATTAAAAAATCAACATCAACTGCGCCTGATAGAGATTGGTATGTTTGGGATACAGCACGAGGAATGGTAAGCGGCACAGACCCCTCAGTAAAATTAAATACATCAGCCGTTGAAGTTAATGCAAATGATGTCTATACAATTTCTACAGGATTTCAACTTGTAAGCAGTGCTGACTACGTTAACGCCAGTGGCGTAACCTACATCTTCTTGGCAATCGCATAAGGAAACATCATGCAAATCAGAACAAATGACGGGCAAGTAATGTACGAGGCAGAGTTTCGTGCATATACAAAAGCCAATGGTGGCCCATCATGGGAAACAACAACAACTGAAGTCTTAACGGCTTTGGGTGCTGATGTAGTCTTTGAAGGCCCACAAGCCTCTGGAGGCACTGTTTACCAATACTCTCAAGCCTCTGGTGTTGAGCAAGTAGATGGTAAGTGGTACACCAAATATATCCTTGGCCCTGTGTTTGTAGATACAGAAGCCACAGAAGAAACCCCTGCTAAAACAGCGGCTGAGAATGAAGTAGCTTACAAAGCAACTAAAGATGCTGAACAGGCTAAGAGTGTTCGTGCTTCAAGGGATGAGAAACTAAAAGACTGTGATTGGACACAAGTAGCTGATGCTCCTGTTGACAAAGCAGTATGGGCTACCTAAGGTTTCCCTTGGACTATTACATGGCCTGATGCACCATGACCGATGTAAGCCATGAGCAAATCTATGAGCGTCTATTAGCTGTTGAAGCAAAGGTAGATGAAATAGATAAGAACACTAAAGACCTTGTAACTGCTATTGACGCTGCCAAGGGTGCTGTAAAGGTTCTTAACTGGATAGCATCTATTGCTCAACCAGTTTTGTGGATTGGCGGTTTAGTCATTGCTGCGGGTGCAGTTTGGCAGACATGGCTTAAAAAGTAATGGCTAATGTAAAACAACAACTAGATATTCCTGCTATACCTTCTTTGGGTACATCAGGAATTGTCTATTCTCAAAGTCTTCAGAATCAAAATAATGGACTTTTGAGGTTGTTTTTTACTAAGTTAGTTAACGCAATACAGTCTATTATTGGGCCAAGAGGTGGCAAGTACCTGAATAATCCTTATGGGGCTTTTCAAAGTACTGTTGACCAAATAGCGGCATTGGCTAATACGGCTTATGCAATGACCTTAAATACTACAGATTATGCCAATGGCGTAAGTGTAGCAAGTAACTCAAGAATCACAGTTGCTGAAGCTGGAATTTGGAATTTACAATGGTCTGGACAGTTTGAGAATTCTGACTCTCAAGACCATGATGCGAGAGTCTGGTTAAAGATTAACGGAACTGTAGTTGTTGGGTCAACTGGATTCTTTGCCATACCAAGTAAACATGGATCTGTTAATGGTCATGCTTTAGTTGGATGGAATTACTTTTTAAGCTTAAATGCAACTGATTATGTTGAGCTTTGGTGGGAAACTGATAGTACGCAAGTAAGTATTCAAACTTATGCTGCAGCAGGTAATTATCCATCAACTGCATCCTTAATTGCTACAATGAGTTTTGTGTCCAATCTACCAACGATATAGAATACAGATATGGCATACATTCCACTACAAATTCCTCCAGGCGTATACAAAAACGGGACTGAATATCAGTCTAAAGGCCGTTGGAATAGCGCAAATTTAGTTCGTTGGTATGAAAACACCATCCGTCCAGTAGGTGGATGGAGAAAACGTGCTACCTCTCAATTAACTGGAATGGCTAGAGGTCTGATTAATTGGCGTGATAACTCCAATAACAGACGTATCGGAATTGGTACACATTCAAAACTTTATTCAATGAATGAAGGTGGCACATTAACTGACATTACTCCAACATCTTTTACTGTTGGTGATGCTGATGCTGTATTGAAGATTGGTTATGGCTATGGTACTTATGGCAGTTCTGCCTATGGTGTTGCTAGACCAGACTTAGGCCAATACACGCCTGCTACAACATGGTCTATGGATACATGGGGCGAGTATTTGGTTGCTTGCTCATCCAAAGATGGTAAATTGCTTGAATGGCAATTAAATCTTGCTAATGATGCGGTTGCGCTTACTAACGCACCAACTAGCTGTACTGGTTTAATTGTTACTCAAGAACGATTCTTATTTGCGCTTGGAGCAGGTGGAAATCCACGTAAAGTCCAATGGTGTGACCAAGAAAACAATACTGTATGGACTCCTGCTGCCACCAATCAAGCTGGTGACTTTGAGTTAACCACTATTGGCTCTTTGCAATGCGCTAAACGCATTCGAGGCGCTACTATTCTGTTTACTGATGTGGATGTACATACTGCCACATATATTGGCCCACCATTCATTTATAGCTTCGAGCGTGTTGGTAGTGGTTGTGGTGTTATTTCTAAGCAAGCAGTAGCCGCTACTGACAATGCCTGTATTTGGATGTCTGGATCAGGATTCTGGATATACGATGGTTTTGTAAAGCCTTTGAATTCAGATGTATCGGATTATGTGTTCAGTAACATGAACACTACTCAATCTTCTAAGGTTTACTGCGTCCATAACTCTAATTATGGTGAGATTTGGTGGTTTTACCCAAGTGCTGCCTCAAATGAAGTGGATTCCTACGTTTCTTACAACTATCGTGAGAATCATTGGGCCATTGGTACGTTAGCACGTACGTGTGGCACAGATCGTGGAATCTTTAATAACCCAATTATGGTTTCTACAGACGGGTACGTCTATGAGCATGAAGTTGGTTTTGCTTATGATGGGCAAACATTGTTTGCTGAGTCTGGACCCGTAGAACTAGGAAATGGAGACAGAACCATGAGTCTGACAGGATTAGTTCCTGATGAAAAGACTGCTGGTGATGTTCAGGTTCGGTTTAGCACCAAGTTCTATCCTAATTCAACAGAATATAACCATGGCCCATATTCAATGGCTAATCCTACTTCAGTACGCATAAGCGGAAGACAAGTAGCCGCCAAGATTGAAGGCGTTAGATTGACTGATTGGCGTGTCGGGACAATTCGATTTGATGGGAAGCTTGGCAGCATTAGATGATAGATTGCAGTAGTTTTACTGAAGATGGAAAGCCAAAATGGTGGGTTCCTTACTTTCAGGAAAGTGAGCAATTATTATTAAATGCGCTAGAATATGGTAACGGAACGCATAGTCTTGAGGATGTCGCAATGGCCCTCGATAAAGATGAAATGCAATTTTGGCCTGGTATTAATACTGCCATCGTTACTGAAATAATTACCCATCCCAAGAAGAAATCAATCCATGTATTCCTAGCGGCAGGAGATATGGATGAAGTTATACGGATACTTCCATTTGTTGAAAAACACGGCAAATTGGAAGGATGTACACACATGACCATGACAGGCCGTAAAGGATGGGAAAAGGTTATGAGTAAGATTTACAAGGTTGAACCAAGAATTTTCTTGAGTACGGAGATATAAGATGAGTTTATCAAGTTCCAAGCAATCATCACAGTCGCAATTAGACCCCGCATTTAGAGATGCGTATTTGGCTAATTTAGAGACTGCTAAAGGCGTTTCTGCTGGCCTAGCTCCTAGAGAGTTTGCGGGTTTTACTCCTGACCAACAGGCATCTTTTGATGTAACTCGTCAGTTTGCTGATCCTAATAGTAGGCAAATGCGTCAGCTTGGGACTGCGGGTACTTTGGCTACTAGTGCAGGACTTTACCAACCACAAAATGTTGCATCTCGTGATGTTCAGGCGGCTTTGGCTCAAGCAGCTCAATTAGGCCGTGAAACAGTTCGTGATGTTAATGCAGAGCGTATTGCCGCAGAGCGTATTGCCGCAGATCGTATTTCTGGTGCTGATGTTGCTTCTGAAGCATTAAGACAAATTGCTCCTGAAGCTCGTGCAAATATTCGTGATATTGAGCCTGGTTCGTTCTTAAACCAGAATATCCAGCAATATATGAATCCATATACTCAGGCAGTTACTGAGCAAGGATTAACAGAGTTAGAGCGTTCACGCCAGTTGCAACAGCAACAAACTGCTGCTCAAGCTACTGCGGCTCGTGCTTTTGGTGGATCTCGTCAAGGTGTAGCAGAGGCAGAAACAAATCGTGCATTTGGCGAAACTGCACAGAAGTTTATTGCTCAACAAAATGCTCAAGCTTACGATCAAGCACAACGTGCTTCTGAGGCAGATCTGGCTCGTTTAATGCAAGCACAGCAACTTAACCAAGCTCAAGACTTGGCTACTACTCAGCAGTCTTTGCAATTGGCAGGTCAGTTTGGTTTGGCTAATCAGCAAGCGGCATTGGAAGCGGCTCGTGCTAATCAAGCAACTGGTTTAACTGCTTCTCAAGCAAATCAAGAGGCTGCCTTAAAAGCAGCTTTATCTAATCAAGGTTATGACTTTAATGTTGGTCAGCTAAACACGCAGAATCAACAACAAGTTAACCTTTCTAATCAGGCGGCTCAAAATCAAGTTGCATTGGCAAACGCACAGAACTTCTTGCAAGCTAACTTAGCCAATCAAGGTGCAGGATTACAAGCTAATCAACAGCGTATTGGCTCTAGTGGATTGCTTGCTAATATTGCTGGTCAAGGCCAACAAATGGGTTTTGCAGGTGCAAATCAACTTGCAAACCAAGGTGCTGTACAACAGCAGTTCTCTCAAGCTCAGTTGGATGCAATCCGCAATCTGCCATTGGAGCAACAACAGATTCTCAATCAAGCGTTGGGTATCAATGTTGGTGGTGGCTCTGGTATGCAAAGCTCGTCAAGTGGCTCAAGCTTTGGTGCAAGCGTAATCAAGTAAGGAATTATCATGGAATTTCTATTACCAAAAGAGCAATTAAAGGGCTTGTCTCCTGAAGAGCAAAAAGCCGTTAAGGATGAAGCTTTCAATCAATTCCTGTTAGGAAGCATCTTTGGTGGTGGTGGCATTGCTACTGGCTACCAAGCTGTGCAAAACATAATTCCAAACTTACAAAAGACAAAACAACAACAAGGCTTGTTGCAAGAGCTTGGTTCAATTCAACAAGAGTTCTTTCCAACTCCAGCACAGGCAGGTCAAAGAGCATTAGTAAACCAACCAACTCGTACTTCTACTGACTTTGGCCCATCTCCTGAAGCCGCATTAAGACAGCAGCAGATTTTAAATCAGCCTATTGATTTTAATGCTGCATATACACGTTTAGGACGCTTGGCGACTAATCCAAATGCGGCTACAGTATTGCCTAGTTTGACTAGTGCATTGCAAAACTTGCAACCTAAAGTTCAGGGTGATTTAGTTCTTAATCCTAATCAACAAGTATTACGTGGATTGCCAACACAAAAAGAAGGTGTTGTATCTCAATACAATCCTTTAACTCGTGGATATTCTGCGGCTCCTGTGCAGAATTATATGCAATCTAGGATTGAATCTACCCCACCTGAAATATCTACAAATACCATGCTTGTTCCAATGCAAGGTGGTGGCTTTACACAACAAGTAATTCCAGGTGCTACTGGTGCAATTACTGCAATTAAAGGTGCTGAAGCTGTTGGACAAGCACAAGGCCAAGTTGAGCAAGTTATTGGTGCTGATGGCAAAACATATTTTGTTCCTAGATCTTCGTTGCTTACTCAGCGTCCAACTGGTGGTGCTGGTGGTGCAACTGGTGGCGCTCCATCTGGTGGAGTGGCTAAGATTTCCCCTGCTCAAGAAGCAGTAAATCTTGCAACTTCAAATCGATACAATGAGTTTACAAAGACTGCTCTTGATGCCGCATTGACAGTTGGAGATCGTAAGACTTCTGCTGAATACTTGTATAACGCTGCTGAACAACTTGATCCCAATAAACTGACAGAGTTCTTCTCTACAGGCGCAGCTTATATGAGAGCTATTCCTGGTGTTGGCGATAAGTTTGATTCATTAGTAGGCAATGTTAACTTGCTCAATAAAACACGTTCTGAGGGTGTTTTGAAGGGTTTGAGCAACATTAAAGGCAACGCCAATGCGTTTGAAGGTGGCATTGTTGACAAGGCTACAACTGGTGTGACAGATCCTAAGTTTGTTACTAAATATGTGTCTGCATTAGAGATTGCCGCTGCAGATAAAGATGATGCTCGTCAGAGATTTATTGATTCTTATACAGGTGATCCAAAAGCTGTTTATACAGCATGGGCTAATTCACCTGATAACCCACGTTTGTACAACCATCCGAAGGTCAACCAGTTCCTTAATGAGCAAATTGCTGCCAATCCAAGCAAGCCAGTTTTGCCAGCAGGATTCCAACTTGTTCAAGGTAAATCTGGAAGATATGGCGTTAAAAAGCCAGATGGTACTGTAATGTTTATTGGTCAATAATATGGCAACTAAAGACGAAATCTTTGCTTTTGCTGCTCAAGAAGCAGAACGCCAAGGTGTTCCTCTTTCTTTAGTGCAAGGTGTTGTTGAAGCCGAGTCTGGTGGTGCATTTAACGCTATAGGACCAAAAACCAGATTCAATGATCGTGCCTATGGACCCATGCAGTTAATGGGTGCTACTGCTAAAGATCTTGGTGTTAATCGAATGGATTGGAGAGATAACATCCGAGGTGGTGTTAAGTATCTAGGCCAGTTGTCAGAACGATTTCAAGATCCTACTTTGGTGGCGGCTGCTTATAACGCTGGCCCAGGTAATGTTGAAAAGTATGGTGGAGTTCCTCCATTTAAAGAAACACAAAACTACGTTAAGAAGGTGGTTGGTATGGCTCAAAAAGACGATGAAGATTGGAAACCAGTTACTGGTATTTCTCAACAACAAGCTCCAACTGAAGAGTTTAAGCCAGTAACGGGTATTAATGTACCTACACAACAACAACCTCAACAAACTGGTGGTAGCCAGTTTATGCAAGACGTTCAAGCAAGCTTTAGACCACTAGATGTGTTCCGTGGAAAGACTACTACTGGACAATTAATCTCTGGTACTGCCAATTTGATGTCTCAAGGCATTAAAGGTGGTTTAAGTGCGCTTGGCCTTTCTGATGAATACCTTGGCATTGATCGCACCAAACAACAGCCTGTTGCCGTACCAACTCCATCTATCAGTGACATTCTAAAAGGCACTTATAAGGTGGCTACAGAGCGTCCAGGCTTATTGGTTGGTGGGTTGTTGAGTGGTTTGCCTGACCCAACAAATTTATTGTTGCCAGGCGCTTTACAAAAATCCATTGTTGCGGGGACACCTACTGCTCTTACACAGATGGCTCCAAGAACCGCAGCTTTGTCTCAAAATGTTTTAACTGGGTCAGGTACTGCTGGAATTACATCTGCTGTTGCACAAGCTGCAAACACTGGTTCTATTAATCCTTTACAACTAGCAAATGAAACTGTTGCTGGTGCATTAATGACATTGCCAACTGCTACAGTTAGTGCTGCAACGACACCTCGTCAAGTAGTTCCTTTGACTCAAAAACAATTGATTGCACAACGAGCAATTGAACAAGGTGCAACATTAGTTCCTTCAGAGGTAAATCCTTCAATTTTGAACAACTTGCTTGAAGCTTTTTCTAGCAAGCCACAAACTAAGCAACTTACTTCTGTTAAGAATGCAGAAATTGGTAACGCTGCAGCTAGAAAATTTCTAAATGTTGACGCTGACACGGCAATTACTCTTCCAGTTTTAGAAGCATTCCGCAAAGATAAAGGTCAGTTTTATGATGCCTTACGAGCCAATAAAACTTATTACACAGATCAATCATTTCTTAAGTCTATTTCGGATAAATTGGATGATTTAAATGATCTAGCGCCAACCAACAATGTTCTAGCGGAAATAAATACTTTAAAAGGATTACAACAACTTAACTTTAACAGCAAGGGTTTTGTTGAGCAAATGAAGCGTTTAAAAGGAGATGCTGAAACTAATCTTATATCTCAAGACGCAGCAGCTAGGAATCTTGGACAAATTCAAAGATTTGCTGTTAACCAAATGGAAGATTTAGCAGAAAGAAATTTGACTAACATTTATAAGCAGCCTGATGTTGTAAAAAACTTTAAGCAAGCTCGTGAAGACATTGCCAAAAGCTACACTCTGCAAAAGTCATTAAATTTAGCTACTGGTGATGTGTCTTTGGCAGAGCTTGGTCAACGTGCAAAACGAGGGAAAATTGTTCCTTCTGAACTTCAAGTATTAGCTGATGCTGCTGCTGCTTTCCCAAATTCTTTCCAAAACGTAGCCCGTATTGGAAGCGCCCCTGGGCCGAACTTAACAGACCTTGCCGCTGGAACCGCTGGTGCTGTTTCAACTGGAAATGCCACTGCTCTTGGAGCCGTTTTTGGTAGGCCACTTGGAAGAAGTTTAATTACAAGCCCAATGTACCAACGGAATTTGTTGCCGAACACTACGCCTCAAACGCCTGGTCTGTTAAACAGAATTACCTCTGATCCATTGACAAACTATGGTTTAGGCCAGTTGCCTCAGTATGGTACTGAGCGTTACTTACTTCCTAGATAAAATGAAAGACTGGCTGCTTGCAACAATTGCGGCAGTCGGTATGGTTGCCCTTATCGTTTGGTCATTCTCAGTAATCATCTGGGCATGGAATTAATTAGTCTTTTACTGGCTGTATCTATTGAGTACAGGTGTGTCAAGTGGGTTTGGGTTGGGGATGTCTACAACCGAAAAGTCTACTGTATTGAATGGAAGAAAGTAGAAAAGAAATGATAGATCCAATCACGGCACTAGCTGGCATACAGTCAGCAATCAGCATGGTCAAGAAGGCAGCTAATGTTGCCAATGACTTAGGCTCACTTGCACCCATGATTGGCAAACTTTTCGATGCCAAGTCAACTGCTACCAAGGCCATGCTTCAGGCTAAACAGTCTGGCAAAGGTTCCAACATGGGAACTGCCTTACAGATTGAGATGGCACTAGAGCAAGCCAGAGCGTTTGAAGAAGAGTTAAAGATGCTCTTCATGCAGACAGGCAAGATTGACGTTTGGAACAAGATTAAAGCCCGTCAAGCAGAGATGGACTTGGCAGATGCAAAAGAGATAAGTGCATTAAAGAAAGCCGAGAAAGAAGCTAAACAGAAAGAGCAAGAACAACTGGAAATGGGGCTTCTCATTGGTGGCATTTTCTTTGTCTGTTTTTTACTGTTTGTTGGCGTAAATGAATTGATGGAATTCTGTGCGACTACTCGTAGATGTGGCAGATGAATGAGTATCAGAAGACCTTTGATATGTGCCTCAAGATATTTGTTTACGGGTGTGTGGCGCTTTATTTCTTAGGCTTTCTGAAGTTCTTACCTGATGATCTGTCTGACAGAATTGTCAATCTCCTACTTGGAAGGATTGGTTTAGGTAAATGAAATATGTATTACTTGTATTACTTGTATTTTTAGTTGGATGCGAAGACCGCTACCGATACAAGTGCCAGAATCCTGATTTCTTCCATGCGGAAGAATGCCAAAAACCTAAATGTTTGTTTACCCAACAATGCCCTGAATACTTGGTAGCCCCAATCTTGGAGAAAAAAATCAATGATGTTCAAACAGAAACCAAACCTAACAACTGAAGAATTTGAAGTCAGAGTGTGGGGTTTTGTGGTCATTGTGGTGACTTGCATCCTTTGCTTTATTGTTATTGCTTTGCTTTACTCTGTCACCTTTGTGACTCAGCCCATCAAGAGCATGGCTCCAATTGACCAAGCCTATACCAAGATGCTGAACGACATTGTTCTGCTAATTGTTGGTGGCATTGGTGGAGTGATGACTAAAAGAGCCGCAGGAGCCGTTTCTAAGGCTTTTGGGAGTCCAAATCAACCTCAGATGATGCAACCTATGTGTCAGCCAATGCAAGGCTCGTATGGCTCATCTTATGCGCCACCGCAATCTGCGTATGGTTTGCCTAGTCAACCTTTTGGTGCTATGCCTGTTTGGAAGAATCCTGAGTTAGATGAATCATGGACACCTGGACCGCCTCCAACTACTCCTCCAGAACACTTGGAAGACAATGAAGAGCGTGAACACATGGCAATGGCAAGAAAAGAGGCTGAATAATGTTACCTATACCTTTACCTTGGCTAATAGTGGGTGTGATGGTATCTCTCTTTGGTACATACCAAGTGGGACACCACTATGGATGGCTAGAGCGTGATAACGACATGAAGATAGCCATTGCCAAAAAGAATGATGAAGCTCGTCAGATCGAGCAAAACATGACTGAAAAACTTTCTCAACAATCTGCCAAACTTCAGGAAGCCAATGATGCTATCAACAAAAAAACTTCTGCTCTTGCCGTTGCTAATCGTGCTGGCAAGTTGCGCCTCTGCCCCTCAAGTAACGTACAAGCCCCCACAAGTACCGCCTCTACCAGCGCAGATCCAAAAGCAACCAGCCAATCTGACAGACCGACTAATGAACCTTCTGATGCCGAAAGAGCAACCATCGATGCCATCGCAGAAATAGTCGCTCAAGGGGATAAGAATACTGTCGCTTTGAATGCTTGCGTGGACTCGTATAACCAGATGAGAGATTTGCTAAATGGTAACAAGTGAACAATTAGCTAGATTACATATTGGTAATCAATGGGTAGATGCTCTAAACGCTACTTTTCAGCGTTTCAATATTGATACACCAGTTCGCCAAGCGGCATTTATTGGTCAATGTGGGCATGAGTGTGGCAACTTCAGGATTCTTGAAGAGAACCTTAACTATCGTGCAGAGGCTTTGCAGAAGTTATGGCCTAAACGCTTTGATGCTGCCAAGGCACAAGCTTGCGCTCGTAATCCTAAGTTGATTGCCAATACTGTATATAGCTCACGTATGGGCAATAGAGATGAAGCTTCAGGGGATGGGTATCGTTTTCGAGGCCGAGGATGTATTCAGCTAACTGGCTCTGCAAATTACCATCATGCGGGTCAGGCACTAGGTGTTGACTTCATTATGGAGCCTGATCTTGTGGCTACGCCTCAGTACGCTGCCCTTACAGCAGGGTGGTTTTGGGACACCCACAAGCTGAACCAATTTGCTGATGTCAGAGACTTTAAAACCATGACTAAGAAGATAAATGGCGGTTTTATTGGCCTAGAAGACCGCATCAAACATATAAATCATGCACTTGAAGTTTTAACAAGTTAAATATAATTGTCATAAATACTGTATAAGGTGTTGAAATGTCTAACATTCCTACGCCAGAACACGCAGAACTGTTCGCACAAAGTGTCAAAAAGTGGCAACAAGTGCTGAGTTTGGGTGATTGGAGAATAGAGAAGGGCATGAAGCCAGCTAAATCGGCAATGGCTTCTGTTGAGTTTACTCCTGCTGCAAGACTTGCTGTTTATCGTTTGGGTGATTTTGGTGCTGAGAAAGTCACCCCAGAATCTCTGGATCAGACTGCTTTGCATGAGTTACTTCATGTGTTCCTACATGACTTAATGACTGTGGCACAAGACCCCAAATCATCTCAAGATGAGATTGAAATGCAAGAGCATAGGGTTATCAATCTGCTAGAAAAGCTATTGTTTAAGGATTCCAATGGGCGCTCATAATGAAACGTGTACTGACATGGAGTTCATCCAGTTGTGGGGTCAACTTCAATCTGCCACAAAGATGGCTAAACATTTAGGAATAAACAATCGGGCTGCTCATCTTCGTAGAAGGTATATTGAAAAAACCTACAACATGGTGCTTAACGCAAGTGACTTGCGTGGTATGCAATACGATAAAAACAAACCTAAGTCATTTAGTCCACTAAAACAAGTTGAACTTGGGATGCTAGATGGATGTGTAATTGTTTTCTCTGACGCTCACTTCATACCTGGTCAACGCTCAACAGCATTTAAAGGGCTTCTATACATGATAGAAACGCTCAAGCCTCATGCGGTGATATGCAATGGTGATGCATTTGATGGAGCGTCTATATCGAGACATGACGTGACTGACCAACCAGCTACTACTGTTATTCAAGAACTAAAGGCTTGTCAGGGTGCATTGGGTGAGATTGAGGAAACCGCTAAAGCAGCGAGACACAATGTAAAGCTCTTGTTTACATGGGGAAACCATGACGTTAGATTTGGAAATCGTTTAGCGCAACACGCACCACAGTACAAAGAAGTATTGGGCTTTAAGCTGACAGACCATTTCCTAGATTGGGATTTCTGTTGGGCAGTTTGGCCTACCGAAAAATGTATTATTAAACACCGATACAAGGGTGGTGTTCATGCCACTCACAACAATACTGTAAATGCGGGTGTTAGTATTGTGACGGGTCATCTGCACTCGCTAAAGGTCACGCCATTTGCTGACTACAACGGCAATCGTTTTGGAGTAGATACAGGGA